TTAGCTTGTGTGACACGTCCGGCAGCAGTGATAGCAGCCGTTAGATTTAGTGTGGCTCAGCTTAGCCTGACGCACAGCTGATGCACAGTTGTCATGGTGCCCCAAGCTGGAGACGTTCGTTGCCTGTGCTAAGTAAGTACAGCTGGAGACATGCACCTCATGATCCCCATTAGGTTGAGCCTTATTGTTCACGTAGTAATGCTGCAGCATAACAACCTCCTTATTGTCAATGAAGTCAATACTATACCATGAGATACGAACAAAAAACATACTGAAAAAGGTCTGTTCGAGACTTACAGGATGATATGTCGTGAATGCTTCACCTGGTGCGCTGCAGGACAGCACAAACCACTAAAGATGTGACCCAGGGGTCCAGGAGGCTCTGTGCAACGAATTCCCCCCGTATTACTATACGGGGGTCAACAATCACAATACAGGGCATAAAAACAAATGGATATTTTTTACAAATATACAGGCTTGTTACCTTTAAGCTATTTTGATGAGCCAACTATAAAGTTATCTCCTACCGCATATTTGAATGATCCTTTTGAATATAACGCATGTGAAAACATAGCGTCATCAATTAAGGAGTTCCTAGAAAAAGTAGGACTAGATGAAAATGCGGTAAATAAAGGAGTAAATGCATGTGAAAAGGCCATAAATATGATGTTGTCTTTGAATGGAATTGTGTCTTTTTCTGAAACGCCTAGAAATAGCCTCATGTGGGCGCATTATTCAAATCAACATAATGGGATCTGTATCGGTTACAAAAGAAATGTATTAGAACATGTGCAGTTAGATGTTCTAATAGAAAAAGAAAAGATGTTTTTACTGCTTTTTAATTCACCTAAAAAAATAAACTATGACAATTTAAGATTTGAATCATCTGGGTACACAGGTGCCGACATTAACACGCTCAGCAAGAATGCGACAATAAATCATCTATTCAAAAAAAGTGACGAGTGGATATATGAAAAGGAACATCGATGCATTATCCCATACGTTAAAGCAAATACACTTGTTGTGACTAATGACAACGCAAGGATTGACAATGAACTTAGCCCTTCAAAATCAAGGGTCAATATAAGCGAGGACATGACATATCAACACCTTATCAGCAATCAATTAGCTGGAGGTTATATTTCAAAAACCCAAACCCCAAACAAATACATTATCAATAGCGATAACATCAACTCAGTTATATGCGCAGCATTACAGTCATCCAAGGACGCAATGCATTTAATAAATATAGATAAGGACGCAATAAAATCTATATATTTCGGGTGTAAGGTAGATAAGAAAGTCATCAAGCCATACTATGATAAACTTCATGATCAATATGAGCTGTATCAATTTCACTTGTCAAAGAAAAGATTTGAACTGATACCAATTAAAATAACATCAAGCATGTTTGACACCCAATAAAAACACATCCACTATTTTCCTCACTCAGATTAGGAAAGCCCAAAGCCGGTTTAGCAGGGAAGGGGGTTATTTCAGCGGAGACGCTCAATGTCGTGAATCACCCCAGGGAGGCAGACACTTGTGGGGCATAGGTCCTCGGGACGCAAGCGCCCTCCGGCAAGGCGTTTATCATGGTTCGCTCAGCTCACCATATGCTGATGGGCTGCGGCAGGTTATGGGAGCCCAACTCCCTGGAAGTCAGTGGCCATTCTTGAGACGAGCGGCAGCAGCACTAGCACGGCGTTTAGCGCGGCAATGGTGCTGCCACTTCACCTCCAGCCCGATAAGGTGGCCCCCAAAGAGCCAGAGCAAGGGAGGCAGCGAGAACAGCGCTACCAGGGCAAAGCAGGTCCAACGAGTCTCGGCGGAATAGCTAGGATTGCTCCCAATGGCTACCAGGATGGCAATATCAATGCAGACAACGACGATGCCAATCACAGCAATCTCCCATTAGAACCGCAGTCATCTTTATGTCCGGTCATCGCTAGACGCCTCGCCATTCTTGGTGCCAGCAAAGAGCGCCCCGTTAACCCGCTTGCGCAGCGCATCCCCGTCAGGGTCGCAATACACATCCACAGACTGCCCCTGGTACTCGATCACCGCATGGCATGCCGTCATGGCCTTCACGCCCACGAAATACTGGGGCCACTCCTCGGCATAGATGGCCTGTTCGTCGTCGCCCTTGCGCAGCGCGAAGCAATACTCGACGTTGTAGACGTCTCGATCACTTTTGGTCAGCACATGGCAGTTGATGATCAGGCGGTAGCCGGCGAACGGCCCTACAGCAAGGACGCCATCAGCAGACGAAGCAGGAGCGCCACCAGGACGTACATCAGCAGTGGGCGAAGCACCCACCGCCCCAGGAGCCGGAGCAGCGGCAGGAGAGGGCGCAGAGGCCTTAGCAGGCGCATCAACATATTCAGGCTTGATGAAGCCAAAGTATAAACAGAGTCCCCAAATCGCCAGAATAAAGAGAACTTTAGGATCTCGCAGTACCGAACTGCCCGCGATTGTATCCGAGACCTTACCGGTTGTAGTCGAGTCATAAAGCTTGAAAACATATTTCGGCACCTTATTAAATGGCTTGGCTTGCAGCACATCCGAAATAGAGGTGCCGGAGTTATCGGAGAGGTGGAGCACAGTCTTATAACGGCCACCGATACCCAATACCGCCATATTGGTATGACGAATCGCCGTTTCGGCAGCTGCACGGATTACCTGGTGAACCTTTTTGATGTTCGGAGTCGTTAATACAAAGTCCCAGTTATGGTGACGGTGCATATCAAAGGCCACTTCGATAGTTTCCGGTCGGCCATCATCTTTAGCGACATCTGGCCCACCAGGATAAGCGAGCCTGTCCAGGTCACTCTGGCGCCATGCTGGCGGAAATACCCGTTGCACCTCATCGACCAGGAAAAATGCCCCCTTGGGCGCCCAATGATAGAACCGCGCCAAACGGTCGCGGCCTTCCTGGGATTCGGTCTCGATATAAAGCACCTCAAAGCCATCGGGTACATCCTTACCAAGCACCTCACGGCAACGCTCGACCGAGAAGCCGCGCACGTTGGTAATAATGAAGCGGCCCGCTTTGATAGCCGGGATCACATCGGTATGAATGGCGCCGGACGACTTATAAGAACCAGGAGCACCGTGATGGATTTTAATCGACATGGATCACCACCCGAAGATATTAAGCATAAAGCGTGTCACAAACGCCTGAGTCATCACCGACAAGCCCTTATCGAAGTGCAGATAGAGCAATATATCGCGCACCGACTCCGGTAAATTATTGAAAGAGGTGGAGATCAAATCGCTGAATTGCAGGTTAATCAGGATTTCCCTGGCAACGTCCCAGGAAAACATTAGCATGAATAATTTAAACTCCACCCACTGAATCGCCATCTTAACCGTAATCCAGGCAGTTACCTGGACAGTGAGGTTATATATGTCGTTGAATAACCCGTTGAACAAATCCCCTAACCATTCCATGATTTACCTCCTGACCACTATCATTAACGCAACGAAGTAGAAAATAAATATCATGATGGCTGCCAATATTTCCCAATAGCCATCCACCTGAGGGCAAACAGAATAAGACTTGCCGCCCATTGAAAACATATCAAAGCATTTAGGGGCCGCCCCTGACCCGCTGAGATTGAATTTGAATATATCGGCGACCTCTTCCTTGATGCCCTTGTAGGCATTTTTTAACTCTTCCTTGCTCTCATCATACTTTTTATTTATCTGACCCTGGTCAAAGAAGTATTTCACATCACCAGAGCACAATGTGGATTCATAGTCAGCCTTAGCCACCTGCAACGGATTTTGGGCCGAGCCAGGCATCTGAGAATAATCAACACCTGCACCACCTGAAGCTTGACCAGCTTGCAATAAATCGACCACTGCGAATAAATTTTAATTTATCCGCCCCAGCGTATCAGACTGCGCAGAGTTAGCCTTTACAATGTCAGCACTAATAGTGCGAAGTGAATTTCTAGAATGCCAAGTGTAATCAGAAATTTGATCTACAGATGACTGCATATCCTTCATGGCTACTGAAATAGAAAAAGGCTTATCATCCGAATCACCGCCATCAGGCTGGCCATCATGATCGCAATCATTGTTCTTGGGATTGGTGACGCAATTAGTTAAGTACTGCAACGTTTCTTGCGTTTTCACCAGCGACGTAAGCATTTCAAATTCAGTTTTTCCAGATGATTCATTATTGCTAATTTGCGTTCTTAACGCATCAGTCACCTCCATCAAATCTCGACTAAAGGTAGTAAACGTCGCCCCCATCTGCTTATTTTGCGTAAAATTGGCATTAGCAAATAGACGAAAATCCGAATCAAGCTGCCTAAGCCCTGACGTTGTCATTTCTTGATTTTCACCGCCCACGGAGATAGGGCTCTGAACCTGCTTAAACAGTGTCCCTAGGGGATCCCATGGGCCGCCGCCATCACCACCACCAGGGTCACCGCCATCTCCACCCCCATCGCCCCCACCGAGCTTGCATTCACTGCCCGTCGTTTCCATAGGGCCCTTGGTGCCATCAATAGGGAACTCGACGCACACACCCGGACAAGCCACCTGACAGCCGCCCAAGCTGGAAGATTCCCATTTCACGCAGTAAGGCAGTGCCGTGCTTATCGGCACGTTGGACAGCTTGAGCCCAGCCGGACAGCTCGCAAACGCCCCCAGCGGCAGCAGAAACAGCAAATAAAGGACTCTCACACGACCCCCAATAAAAAAGGCGACCGAAGCCGCCTTATGTCATATCGAAAACGATGATCTGTAGCCTTCGACAAAGAACAGAAACCACAGCGTCCCGATGAGCAGGGACATGGCTTAGGCCTTGCGGATGAGCCCGATGAGGATGACGCACGCCACCACAGAGGCGACGACCATCATCACCTTGGGCGAGGTGGTATCCACATCGGCCTTGGCCGCATCCAGGGCAGCAGCCGCAGCGGCAGCCGCGCCACCAGTTTCAGCATTCGCAGCCATTGCAGACATGGAACAGGTCAGGGCAATACAGCCATTGCGGAAATAGTTTTGCATTTCGATTTATCCTCTTTTTGCACCTACGATTAATCGGGCAATTGCGCCCACTTTTAAACCCAGAGCCCATATAACAATGCCAGAGCTAAAGGCTATTCCTACTTCCGTCATATCGAACTGAAACCAGTTGGATATATCGGTGAGTTTGGAATGCTCCTGGAGAGTCAGGAGCACATATTGACAGCTATCCGGCTGAGCGAGTCTGATATATCCCTCAGCGGTAATATCCGTGCAGATCATGGTTTTTCCACGCTATCGTCGTCGGTCGCTGCGCGCCCTCGCTCCTCCTCCTCAGCGCGGCATATTAAAGAGGCTTCTTGGTTGCCTGGAAGGCCACCACCACGTTGCGGGTCGGATTGCTGGGGTCAGCTTCCAGGACAAGATCCACCGCCACCAATTTAGGGCAGTCAGACAGCTCTTTAATAGTGGCCGCGTCATTACGCAAGGCCAATTGGCGCACCTCATAGCCCCAGGAGGTGATATTGCACTCCGGCTTGTTCACGTTATTTGCAGGTGCCAGGTATTCCACCTGGGCAAAGTCATAAGGAACAGGCGAACCGGATTTACGGGAGACGCCATAACCATGAGTCACGCGAGTGACCAGAACACCGGACAGAATAGACATAGATATTACCTCGTTGAAGAACCTTGATTAGGTCGTAAATAATGGCAGCTCACCCACATCAGGCGGGAGCGGCATCGTTAACCGCGCTGGAATATCCAACGGTTCCAGGTGCGCTGTTAATTGGTTAACGATCTTGTCAGGGGATAACCCCTCAATATTCGCTAACCAATTGACAAGGCGGCCCGCCATTCTCGACATATTGAATACGGCATTATCCCGCGATGTTTTAAAACGGTTTTTAAAGGTGGTGATCCGAATTGGCTCATTCTCTACCTGGGCGACTTGTTCCAGCCATTTGGCGAACTGCGGATACATGCCCGCAAAATAGGGGTCTGGGTTAATCAGCACATCCAGCGGAATGATCCGGTCTTTATTGTGCAGCTCGCCTTCGGCGCGTACCCAATCTGGGAAATCAGCCGACTGCATCTGTTTGCCTTTCTCATAGATGCGGGCGCACTTGCCATTGATACGACTGCCCACGTAGAACGAGCAGCCCTTGGAGGGCTTGAGGCCGTAGCGCTTGACGATGCCCTTGGCGACCTCAGAGGGGACGATCTCGCCGGACTGGATGGCCATCCAGCAAGGGGCATTGCCCCGTTGCGGGTGGAACTGACCAGACTCGGCCGCATCGACCGCCTTGAGGTAGCTCACCGTCTTGCCCTGGTAATCGTCCAGGGCCAAATCGACCCGGGTGATCCGAATGCCAGGAATGTGAGAGATAACGTCATGCAGAGCCGGCAAGTCGAGGGCCGCACAACCCACGCCGGAAAAACTCACCATGCAACCGTGGTTGGCCGCACCCCAGGCAATGAGGCCACAGGGCAGACCATCACACAGCAGGTCGGCAGAGTGAGCGTAACCGTGCAGACCGGAGCGGCGATCCCGTTTGCTGAACCGAGGGGAGGGGATAGGCACCCCAATCCGCTGATTCAGCTCCTCAAGCCAGAAATCGATCTCGGCGCAGCAGAGCGCATCCAGGAACTGGACGCCGTAGCTGTCGATGATGTCGTTATAGACGTGCCAGTATTTCGCATCGGCCACCACCTCGAACTCGGAGAAGTCGAGCAGGGCAGAGCAGACCGCCTTGAGCTCTTTGCGCATGTCGGCGCGAGACTTGTAGTCCGAGTGCAAGGCCCGCTCCATCATTTCTGTCATGGACGGGGTACACACAGGGGAGGGTGCCTTGATGATGGGCTGCGACTGAGCGGCAACCTTCTCACAAAGGCGCGCCGTGACCTTATCGAAGTGGGTGAGGGGATTGAACCCGGCCGGGCGCTTCCACAGGTAACGCAGGCCCTCAACGGGCGTAGCAGAGAAGGCGGCCTGGATAGCCTTGTTCTGACTCTCAAAGCGCGGGATGGCCTTGAGCAGTGCGCCTTGCTTGGCAAGGTCGGTCATCCGGCGCAATTCGTCCGGTGCCCAGGTGAAAGACAGAAAGTCGATCAGGGTTTTGTTGCCGATAACCCCATTTATCGGCATCACGGAGCTATGACCAGTCATCGAAAAATACTCCCTGGTCATAGAAGCCTTGCCAGGTCTCCTCAGTCACCTCGACCAGCTCGAAAGCGGTGTCGGGGTACGTCATGGACAAGTAGATCCGCATCTCATGCAGGTCGCGGAACATCTCGACCTGGCCCGCCACACAAGCGGAAATGTCGCCCGTGGGCTCATCCTGCCAATAGACCTTGCGCTCCAGGAGCGCAGGCAGATCGGTGTTTTGTGGGCTAGAGTGGGTCATGTGTTATCTATTTAATTAGTTACTTAAGCGCATTCAATCATGTAACCATCTAAATAGAAACGAGCTGATTTTCGCCAAAATGGGTATGATGGGCCGATTGTCTAACTACTCAGGAGACAGAAACATGGACTCTAAAACACTGATTGAGGCCTACATGAGGGCCAAAAAGTACAGCCAGTTTCAGGAAGTAGCCGCAGACCTAGGATTTACCAGCTCTTACATCTCATCCATCAAGCATGGAAAGGCGCAACTCACTGATGCGACTGCAAAAAAACTCGCCGAGGAAATTGGCCTCGACGTCAGCGAAGTGCTAATCAGCATGGCTGCCGTGAGAGCCACCGATCCCGAGCTAAAGAAGGCTTGGTACGAACTCCTGGCAAAGTACACAAAGGGAGCCAGTACGGCGCTAGCCCTTGGTGTGACGGTACTTCTGGCGCCAATGACCGGGCCTGACCTGACCGCGCATAATGTATATTATGTTAAATGA